TCAAGCCACCAGCAATCATACTATGGTCAAACTCTACACTTTCAACAGCACTGCGATTCAACTGACTGGCTGTTGCCAACAACAACTGCTCGCCTACTACCAAGTTTCGCAATTCCTCTGCTACCAACTTGTCTTTGACAAACATGTCGCTTACACTGATCTTTTGACCCGCTGGCATCATCAAGTCAAGATAGTCAACCAAGATAGCATCAATTTTGATCTTGCGCTGAGTTTGAAACTCACGAACCCAAGACAGCAAGTCATTTGGTGTGACGCCGTTGGTCAACTGCACAATTTGTAGTACACCAGCTTTCTTACCTGCCATACGTACCTTAAGGTCAACGTCTTCTAGTTTCTTAAACACTTCACGAGTAGGAGTGTCTGATATCATTGCATCCATACGCATGGCACACAGGCCTTCAGATAGTTCCAATGAAAAGTAAACTGTGTTCAATCCTGTCCGCGCCCAGTTCAGTGCCAAGTTCTGCAAGAACAAACTCTTACCTGCACCAGATGCTCCAGCAAAGATATTCAACTCACCTCTGTTGAACCCACCATACAGTTTATCATCCAGTGACTTCCATCCTGTGCTCAACTGGCCGTTGTTGTCTTTTAGTGCTGTCAATCGACCTGCTGGGTCAGCAAAGTAATCTGTGCCAAATGTCTTTGGTAAGCCAACTTGAACAGCATCCTTGATCAGTTTCTCAACTGCACCATATTCGTTCTTATCAAGCATGTCTGCACTTTGCAAGATTGCTCTTTCAAGTGCCTTGTGTCTTGCAAAGCCTTCAAACTCTTCCAGGAACCAAGCACTGTGTTCTTCTGCTTGCGCTTGTAGATGTGACAGTTCTGTATTTGTTGTTGCTTTAATTTGTATAATGTCAGGGATGTTTCCATGTTCACTTACATACGTCTTGATAAACTCTGCCGCACTACGCAACCTGCGATCAAAGTGCTCCGGATCTAATACGTTTTGGCAACGTGCGGCCAAGTCCCTGTTACTGATCATAAAATCCAGAAACAGCTTCTGGAGTTCGTATCCGTATTCCTTTACTTCATTTGCCATTAATTGTTTCCCCAACGTAATGCTGTCATTACAGCGTCTTCTTGTTTTGTAAAGTTATATATCATGTAGTCTTCTGTCAGTGTAGTCGTATAACGGTCTCCTGGTAGCCCATATTCTTCTATTGCCCAAATGCAAACTTGGTTCCACCATTCACTGGTGTCTTGCCCCAGTTTCCAAACTATTTTTACTTTATACACACCACCGCCTGGCCATTAGTTTGATTTTTAACGGGCTAGTCTCAATGGCTTCTAACACACTTTGCAATGTGGCAGCTCTGCCAAATTTTTGAGATGCTTCGTTTGCGTCTTTTATTTCAGGCGGCCATTCTGGAAAACTTACGCTCCAACCTAGTTCGGCAGCTTGCAGTGCCAGTGTCATGCCAGCGGCATCTCTATCTGGCAGTACCACCGGTTCGTTGTCAATGTCCTCAATTATCTTTGCTTGCTCGGGACTAATTTCGTTTGTCATAATAGCAACACCGTCAAGCGATAATGCATCATACTCGCCTTCGGTTACTACTGTATATTTTCTATGGCTACTTTGGTGTTCAAGATTAAACACATAGCTGGGCGGACGACTTGCAATCATCTTTGCAGTTTTTTTATTTGGTACATCGCCTATCCAGCGGGCACTGTATCCAATTAGTTTTCCATTATCTAAATACGGAAGGATAACACGAAATTCCATTCCTTGTATTGGACTTGAACTTGTGTACCAGTCGGTCAACTCAAGTACGCCTCTACTATCAAGATACTCTGCGGCTTCTAGTGTCAGCTCACGCACTGTCCAAGGCCATTGTATTTCTGGCCAGTCTGGCTTTTTAAAAGGCTCTTCGATGACAGTATCATCAACAACAACTTGGTCCCATAGTTGGATCTTTAAACGTTGAATTTCGCCTTCATCAACACCCAGTACACGCATAAGCTTAATAAGCTTAATGCCAAGCTTTTGTCCCGGGCGCCAGCCTGTAGTGTATCCACAGTTAAAACAATGGTATCCAATGCGGTCTTGTTCAAACTTTAGGCCACCGCGGCGTTTTGAATCTGGTCTGTGGCCATTTTGAGCACACATAGGACAGTTCATGGTCAACCAACCATTGGATGTTGTTTTTAATGTGGGCAGGTGTGCCCTAAGCGTATTCTCAACTAAACTCATATAGAGCTAGTTTATACTCTTATAAGAATTTTGTCAAGTGTGCCGGCGTTCGAAAGGGATTCGGTTTTAACTATTCTAAGCCAGCGTACACCAGCGTAATAGTTATATGGGTCAATGCCAGTAAAGCCTTGCAAGCTTAGTGTTACAATTGAATAGTCCTGTGGCTTTAAGCTTGCCCATAACATATCCCCAGTAACCATTTCGTCCATTGAACCTTGGACAACAATGGTGCCTGTCCAGTTGGTCGCATACACGCCAACTGTGAACAGGCTTGTAGATTTTCTAAAGAATTGCGGGCCATCAAAGGCACTTGATATCATAATACCATTTGAATTGGTATATGATGTTACTTCTACTGTGCTACGACTTGTAGGAACTACTGCATCTTTAACTTCAATGTCAAACGCACCTTGCATTGCCCTGTTCCAGGTTAGTGCAGTTTCCAAACCTTCAGCATTGATAAATGTAGCACCAAGTGCATAAATTCCGTTGCTTAATGTCATCAAGTCTCGGGCAAATACTACAATCTGTGCTTGTCCGTTTTCAGCAACAACAGGTATTGCACGACGACGGAATATTGTTGCACCGGTTTCTCTATCCCACATTGTGATAGTAATTTCTCTACGTAATAGGCTAACAGGGCGGCGATCGCTACCAGTAATGGTTAGATCTAACAGATTGTCAACTCCCTTAAACCAAACAATGCGCTGGTCAGTGTAAGATGGGGAATGTCTAGTAGTACTAGGACCCGTGCCAGCGCCGGAATAATTTAAAGTTGCTGTTGGAATGCTTGAATTGAGTGTTGCCATAGCATTATTTAGCTAACCAGGCTTTTAAAGATGCTAAGTACTTCGATGGATAATAAAGTCAAAGAATTCCTAGAACGGTTCCCGTTTATGAGCCTGGTGCGTTATGGCGACCAAGAATTAGTGGGTATCATTCAAAACAGTGACCAAACGGTGGTCACTATGTACGTCTACAACTTATTAAAAGACGGAGACGATAAAACATTATTCATTGAATGCGGAGAAGAATGGTGGTGGGGTTCCAATCGCATAATTCCAATTAACATTGTTTTAAAAGTACCAATGCGCCAGTTTACGTATGCACTAAAAACATACTCCACCAAAGATTTTGAAATGTTACACGGCCACCAAACCAGCTTAACTAATGTAATTACTAAACGCACCAAACGCAGGCAAATTAGCCTAGTGCGTAAAATGCATTAACTAAATCCGTAACCAATTTCTTCACAGATTAAATTCATCTGTGCCACAATAGCTACTGCATAAGCTGTTGCGTGGCTTTTCTTAAAGAAGTAATCACCATTCTCTGGCGTTGTCCACACTTCCTTCATAATCGTCGTCCATGACTTCCCAATCAGATAACGTTTGGCGGGACGTATCATTGCCAGGACCGCAGATAATTGTTCCACGGAAGTTGGTTGGGTCCGCTTCAGTATATCCCCATGCCCGTTCAAATGAAATAACAGATTTACAAAGTCGTTGTCCTGTAGTAAATCCCATAATGGCTCCTGGTTGGCTAATCGATCTAAATGTTCTTTGCTTTGTACTTTTTGATAGAGGCTGACATTAAGCAAGTCAACTTTAAAAAATCCAAGTTCGTCAGCCTCTTTATAATCAACACTGCACCAACTGGTGTACGGGTTCACTGGCACTGGATGGAAGTACACGCCAGTCTTATGCTTCTGCTTGGTTTTGTTTGGCATCGAAAGCGATGCAGGAACATGTGGCAGAATTTTTAACAATTGCTCTCTGTCAGCAAAGTCAATGTCAACGTCGGGGTGACTCATTTAATTGTTTTTCTAAGTAGGTCTAAAAGTACTTGTTGTTGATTTTTAATTTCTTCAACTTCTGCATTCATTACATTGAGTTTTTCTATAAAGTCGAGCAGACGGAGTTCCAGCGACTCGTATCGAGTGCCTGCTGCATTGTCGTGTTGATCCACCTTACTTCGTCGGGGTTTTTTTCTAATTTCTTTATCCACCATTTTGTGTCCACATGTTTAGCAACTGTATCAATTTGGCCAGGTTCCATTCTATCTAATAATTTCTGTGCGGCATCTGTGCTATAAATTATCCAAGGACTCAGTTTCCCAAGTACTACCATATTCATTCCAGCTGCCGGTGAAATCTTATTAAAAAAGTCTTGCCAATTATTCCCAGTTGTGTCTCCCCATTCTTGCATGGTGAGTATAGTTCTTTCTAATGCACGATCAGCAGTTTCTTTCTTAGAAGCCTCTTGTACATATAGTTGATAAGTTCCGGGCTTCTGCCAGTCGCTTAGTCTTATTCCCATCTTGAAAATCCAATGAATGAATTTGTCGCTTTCGAGGGGTCGAAGCTCTATTAAGTAGTTAGCAAATTTTATAAAGCTGATATAATCTTGGCTCCCAATGAAATCGTCGACTGTTTTAGTTTTTTTAGCAGAGGGGCTAACATATTTTATAAAGTCAGACCATACCGCAAAAGCAATGCGACTATCTGTGTCATCTTTGCACATCCACCTGCGTTTTTTTTCACACATGTGACTACTCAATGTACTTTCGCGAGCAAATGCTTTTTTGCAGAATTTGCATTGATAGTCTTGTACCATTATTTAAACAAATCCTTAAGATCTTTATTACCCATGTTTTTGGCCACAGCAATGTCTTCTAGTACTGCATTTCCATTTACAGTTCTAAACAATTCAATTTCATCATCGCTCATTGCAGGGAACTGCTCAATTAACCATGCAGTCAGTTTATCTTTCTTGGCATTCTTTGGGGGGATGAATTCATGTCGTTGTTTAAACCCCAGGCCGCATAGTGCAAGCACTCGCCAACGCAATTCTTCATGTTTGCTTGACGTTGCAATATAATCAATGTTACTGTAGTCGTTGACATTTAGCAAATATTGCTCCTGCACCTCTCGACTACCTTGTACTTGGCTGGCCCAACGTTGCACCATGAACGTGCTTAATGCCTTAACATCCTCTGGCTCCAATTTGGCATAGTAGTCACCCTTACGAAGGTCAACTGCTGCCATAACTTGTTCGATTGGAAGTTTGTATGCCGCACTTGCTGGTGCTTTCTTTTTAGTAGCCATATGCTATTTTAAAACCAAATTTTGTTTAAGTCAAGTACTTCAGGGACCTTATTTGTTTCTTTTAAGAAGTATGCACATGGCGGTTCTGCGCCAGCTTCAAGCGGCACAGCCAATATATGACCAAACTTTAATTTGGGAACATACCATTTTACTTCTTGATAAATGTTAACGACTTCAACCTTATGCCACTCTGGTCTATATCCGTTAATGGGGTTAAACACAAACGTACTGAAGCCACGGTCGTTTAAACTCATGACATTAATTATCTCAGGTTCACCGTGATCGGGTTCTCCAATGATCAATGACCAATCCAAGGGAACCTTTAGTTCGTGCTTGCCTATTCTTAATACGGCTGCTGGGCAACTAAAGCTTTCGAGAAACACCAAGGGAACAAACATATAGTCTACCTCTGCTGGGTTACTATAGTCCAACACCCCGTAGCGAAGATCCTCATCGATCTCCTCAGGTAATCTGTCGAGATCATATGTTAGATTATCAACTGTTAAGATGTTC